AAACCGTGCGCCGTGTTTCGGGTCCATCCAGACCAGATAGGCCGAAGTCGTGCTTGCGCCCGTGCTCGGCAGAACCGAGTAGGCAAGCTGTTTGCGAATGCCGGTGAACCCCTTGGAATCGGCGGAAACGCCATACCAAGTCTGTTGTCCGAGCAAGATGGAAGCGGCGCGCATCGCGCCTTCGGCTTCGAGCATCCACAGCGGGCCGACATTTGCCGGGTCAGCTTTCCAAACGGCTTCGTCCTGTTGCAACTCGACATCCAGGTTGAACATTTCCTTGACCGCTTTCTTGTAGATGGACTTGCTGGTTGCCACGCCCTGATTCACATAGCGGAACTGGGCGGTTGGCAGAGTTGTCCGGCTTGAGACTTCATACCATGTTCCCTCGCGGGTCACGGCAGAGAAAGTGCTGAATTCCGGTGCGAGCGTGGTTACGTCCTCAATCAGCCCGGTGAAAGCATCGGCGCGGTAGAGGGTTGCAATGTCGAATAATGTCGTGTTGGGCATAAATTTGGATGGTTAGTTGCGTGAAAGTCCGAGGGTGGTATCCGCCAGAAATTGGGCGGTGAGTTGGGCCGCGCCTTCCGCCTGTTTGGAGCGGCAGAATTCGGCGCGAGCGTCGGCGGTTTCAAAGGTGATGACCTTGCCATCGGCGGATTTGGGCGGCTCAATCTTGCGTGTTCCGGCCAGTTTGACCTGCCCCTTGGTCAACTTGGAGAACATTTCCTTGATGACCGGAATTTCCATCTTGGAAAGCTGTTCGTCCGTCAGGGGGACAACCTTGCCTTCGCGGGTAGCGTCGGCAACCAGACCGGCAATCTCGGCCTTCTTGGACGAAAGCGCGGAGGCATCGGTGCTGGCCTTAAAAGCGGACAATTGGGTTTCGTGTTCCGTCAACTTGGCGGTCAAGGCGGTAACGTCAGGAGCAGCAATGCCCTTAATAGCCAAAGCAACTTGCTCGGCAATCATGGCGGAAAGCTCGCTCTTTTCCTTGGCACTCATGCAGGCTTTGCAGCCGCAATCTTTTTCGTGAGTTTTGCCGTCAGCGGCAAGTTTGATGTCATTCATAGGTTTTGCAGAGAAAAGGCCGCGATTGGCGGCAGGTTGTTCAACGAGGTCAACAGAATAAATATCGGTCGGACGGAGAAAATGTTTGTCACCCTGTTTTTCGTAATTCTTGTCCACGGCAACCGATAGGCCAAAGGCTTCCGGCATCTTCGAGGACATTTCCAGAATCTTGCCGTAGTTTTCGTCGGATTTTAGCAAGTGCAGATCGGCGCGAAGCTGGTTGCCATCAATTCGGAAACCTTTCAGTGTGCCGATGATTTGACCGACGCTGCCATCATGTTCCTCGCTTTGGGAAAGTTTAACTTTGACGCCATCTTTGAAACCGGAGGCTATGGAAAGCAGACTTGAAATCGTATTATGGTCAATCCAAGTGCCAGCGTGTTTCCCGGCGCACTCGCCAGCGGTTATGACTGATACGCCGGAGATAATGCCGGAATCTGAGTCAATCTTTTGATTGCCAGCGATGGCGGAAAATAAGCAAGTGCCTTCCATTGGCGAAACAAATAAACCCCAAAGAGTTTTTTGTCTTTAGGCACGTTTCGCACTTTGCGTAAATCTGTTTTGGCGGTGAAAACGAAAAGAGCCGGGTTTTAATCCGGCTCGCGTTGGTTCGGGGTTGAAATTATGCGCTGTCCCGCACGAAAAGTTCCTCAAACTTGCGGGAGTCAATTTGAAACGAAGCGTCGGCGTCAACCACTTCATAGTCCCCCGTTTTTGGGTCGGTCGCAACCCATTCGGCGGCGACGTTGACTTTCACTTCTTTTTGAATCCCGCCGACAACAGAATTCTTGCTTGCGAATTTGTTCCGGTAGAATTTTTGAACGTCCAGCAGAACGAGGCTCTGCTTGCTGGTTGTCGCAACGCCAGCCGGAACGTAGGGATGCGCCCCTTGAACCTCGTAGTAATACTTTTTGTTGTCACCGGATTTCAGTTCGGTCTTGCGAACGAAGTGTTTCTCAATGATGGTTTCCAGCCGCTCGGATTCTTCCGGCCCGACCCAGTTGATGTTTTCAGGATTGGCGGATTGAAGCGGCACTTGCACGTCCATCTTTGGGGGACGACCGGGGCCTCGTTTGGTTTCAGGAGAGGCTGCGCCTGTCCCCATTGGTTCTGTTATTGTTTCAGGCATGATGTTTTGTTTTTGTTATATGTTGTCTTGAAAAACTGCATGACGATTTAGTTTCCATCTCACTATCTCAGCCCCGGAAATAAACCAAGGCGAATTCTTTCCCATCCCCTTTTTGTGCGCCGTCTTAAAACAGCCACGGATGCACATGAGTTGGATGGTGCGGGTAGAAAGTGGAAATAAATATCGGCGCATTCGAGCGGCCACACTGACCCTTACTTCATCGGAAATTGTCTGATTGTTCCCCATCTTTCGTTTAGTGTTGCGCTGGACTCATCAAGCCCGCTTGTGTGCTTCTTCCTAAATCCTGAAACACAAGGTAGCCGCTAACGTCCAAGATTAAATCATAACACGGACTTGAAAAATCTGCGTTGGGGCTTCCGGTCATTGTGCCATCTTCGTTCCGTCTTGCGAACCAAGCGTTCGGCAAACGCCACCATCCTTGCTGCCCGTTTAGGCTCCACTGAACGGGCGTGTTGTCCCAAGGAATTTTCCCAAATACTTGTGGCTTGCAGATTCTCATTCCCCGTCATCCTTCAATACTTTTCCAGTCGGTTTCGGATTCAAAATGGATTCCGGCACATACTCGATTTCGTAACCGAGCTTTTCACCGCCGTGAACCAATGCTGCTTGCGTTGGCCGCAATCCGCCCTGATACAACTGGGCGTAAGACTTCGTGAGCGCCATTGCATCACCCGGCTTGACGCCGCCCCAAAATATCTTTGGAGCGCGACCGGAATATCCGTTGATGCGAAGGTGCTGCTCGAACAACTGCTTTTCCAGCGTGTCGGAGAAATTTGTCTGGTCTGCCAGCTTGATGTCCTCTCGAACTGATTCAGCCTGTGCCGCCATACCAGAACCAAGCCCGGTGTTTTTTGGCGTGGATGAAAGCACCTGTCCAATGACAATCTTGCTGACTTCGCAGTTGCAGTAGTCGTTGAAAACCTTGTGGGCATTGCTGCCGTCAGTGGCATTAGCCTGAATCAGTTCCGCGTCGGCTTTCTTATCAATGACCAATCCGCCGATCTGCGTTGCCATTGAAAATGCCTGCTGCAAAAAAGCAACCGTGTCGGCCTGCTGCGCGTCGGCTTTTCCAAGAATGAACGGCGAACCATATTTCTGCATCATTAGCGCCCACCAATCGCGGTCTTGTGTCGCCAGCAGCCACCAGAAAAGAATGCTCCTGATTTGTCCGCCGAAGTTTGGTGGAATAGATGGGCAAAGAATGTTGCCCCTGTGGACTATGTGAACTTCGGGGTCAGGAGCATAAACATTTGAAATTGAATAATCCACGCCGCCGCTGGTGTTGGTCTGGTAAAACCGAAGCCAACCCTCCCACATATCGGGGTCAAAAGCCGATGCTGAATTTTTCGCTCCCGGCTGATAGGCGAGATACGGGATTTTGAAGCAAAGCAGGATGTAGGGAATCGGAGCGATTTCTTTCAGCCGCATCCGAAGCGGGAATTTGAACCGTGAATTCGTCGCGCTGTCAACCGGCTCGTAAATCTTCTCTGCCGCACTTGCGGGCATCAGGGTCGCGTCCAGCAAATGCAAACAGCCATCCCGCCAGTTTCGGCAGTTGTCAATCATTTCCTTGATGACGCCAGCGGCAACGATGTCATCTTTGTTGTCCTTGTCGTAGGGAATCAGGTTATAGGGTTGCCCGACAATGACCATCTTGCGTTTCATCCACTCAGCCTGCAAATGCGTGTAGGATGCAATCATATCCCGAACGATGGTGAAATACATCCAAGTGTCACCGCGCTCGGCTGACCGCAATGCGGCTTGGATTCGATTTACGTCGGTCTGGTTGGCAAGATATTGAGGCTCGCCAAGTCCCGACATCCTAGCGCGGCGCGTGGTATGAACGGCAACAGCATCCTCGATTGGCTCAAGGTTTTTCGTTGTGACCTTCCGTTGAGGAAGATTGTCAATTGCTGATAGTGTCGGCATTGCTCGTTCTCCCCATCAGCCAAAATTCAATGAATGTTTCGTGCAGGCTGGCAATTTGAATCGGCGTTGGTTCGGATTGCTTGGCTTTCTTCAAATCCGACAGCCATTGCGCCTTGTAATCATCCCACGCCTTGCTAGAGGCGAGGATGTCCCCAATCTCAAATTGCGTCTGCGCCATTTCTGTATAAATACGACAAACTGAAAAAAATGCAACTATTTCTTGCAACCCGCTCCGGCCATGATTAAATTAAACCGTGGGAAGAAAATCCCCGGAACCAATCATTGTGACAAAAGAAATGCTCGTCAGGGCATGGTTTTATTTCCGATGGGCCGACATCCGGCGCTGCTTCCGGTTGAATCCTAAATTCTTGGTAAGATTATGAACAAAACATTTGGACAAATTGTTGGAATGATTCAGAATGAAACCGGCAAGTTCGGCAGATTCGTTCCGGTTGGCGAGTTGGCCGAAATTCTGGTTCCAGTCACATCGGAGCAGTGGGCAACCCTGCCTTTGAACAAAACGGTTGAAATGCAGATTCCACACATCTTTGCGATATGAGTGAATACATTCTGCTGAGAGACATAAAGCGGTGTCCACAGTGCCGCAACAAGCCCATTTCAAAAACATCAGAGGTTTGTGGCCGGTGTGGTATGCGCCTATTCTTTCGACCGATTGACTTTGAGGCTTACGAGGCTGACGGAAATCCGCGCCGTTACTGGCTCTGGACAAATGACCGTGGCTGGATTTACAGAGACTTCGTTATGTCGCCAGAAGCCGCGCCCCAAACCGCCGCGTGGGAGTTCACAAATCCCGAACGGAACACCAAGACCGTTGAGGAACGGATTGAGGATGTCAGGAAAGAAACCAACGAGAAGAAGCGGCGCATCACTCCGAAGAAAAACCAGTTTGGGTTTGGTAGGTCAAAAACAGTTATCGCCGGTCGTTAGCCGCAAATCATCTGCATTGGCTTTCCAATGGCCATCGGAAGGGCAAACCTGATTGGCCCGCCCGCTTCGGCTACGAGAAAATTCCGTGCGGATTCCAGTGCGTCATCACCACCCTCCCCGTTCTCGTCAGCATTTTGTTTAGCAATGTCGCCTATCCGGGTTTCGTGATTCTGAGCCATTGGGATTTGGGAGATCAGGTTTGTGCATCGCTGGTGGATATACCACGTTGGCGCGATATTCTTTTCCACGTCGCCCAATCGCTGCTGCATCACCGCCCAAGCGTTCACGCGGTCAATTTCAACCGGCGTCAGCGTAATTCCCAAATCCTCGAAATCCATTGCAATTGTCCGGCCATCCTGTTTTCGTGAAAAACAATCCTTACCCGCCGCGATGTTGTTGATGTCGCCCATGTCCAGTCCGTTACGGCGCAACATGGCTTTGAAGTTTTCAGCCTGTTCCTCAATTACCGACTCGTTGGCGTGTTCCTCATCCACAGTGAATGAATTTCCCATTTTGTCCTTGAAGTGAAGATGAAAGCAATATGGATGGGCAAAGCCATAATCGTATGACGCATACCAGTTTGCGGACGAATCAATCAAAGGATTTACGTTTTTGTTTGGGTAAACATGCCAGCCCTCGTTCCAGTTGGTGAAAAACTGCCCGCTTTGAAAATGCGGGTCGCCAAGATACCAGGATTTGTATTTCCATCCCGTCAGGCTCTTGAGCGTGTTGATGTATTCTGGGTTGTTGTAGCGATTATCATCCACGCGGGCGAGAATATAGCGCGTGGTTCGCTGCGCTTTCTTCTCCCAAGGCTCATAGAACACCTTCATCGTCCAAAAGTGTCCGACCCCGCCCCAGTTCCATGCTCCGTAAAATCTCGGCCTCCATCCAACCTTTGATGTTCTCAAACACGTCATCAGGTTTTTCCATTTGTCAAACGTGAGTGTTGTCAATTCCTCAATCGCTATCACGTCATATTCTTGGCCCAAGAAGTTTTCAATATCTTTTTCATCCTTGAAGTGTTTCACCACGACATACGACCCGTTTGGAAATTCAATGGTTCCGGCCTGTTCCCGGTAATTCGGCTTCATGTTGGCCGGAAAGTTTTTGCACACGCTCAGAAGCAGGCCGCGAATCTGTTCCCGCGCCGCCGTGACCGACTTTCTAAGATATAGCACTTTCAGGCCGGGAAACCTCTGAACGTCATCGGCGCATATCTGAGTGAACATCCAATCTGACTTACCCCCTCCGCGAGCGCCGCCGACCCCAACCGCCGTTGGCCCGCAATCGGGGCATGATTCAGGGATGGATTGTCCCGCCGCGACTAAAGTCTCACACGCGGCGCAACGATGGTCGCAAGCCCTTGCCGCAGCCGCCATT